GTGTATCATGGCTGCATACGCTGATTCTCGAGTGCTACGCAGTTTTGAACTGACGGCGGATGAGTTGACAGGCTTGTTTAATGAGCTTGGAATAACTGGAGCAACAGAAGCGGACACAAGCAAGAAGGAGGCCATTGCCTGGAGCATTGATGATCCCAACTGGGCTAACAATGCATCGATAAGAGAAGCTGTGGCCTACCTTGGCTTTGATGCGAAGGCAATCTTTGCTAGATTCTATGAGCTGTCACAGGTTCAAGGGCAAGGGGCCAACACCGTCCACAGCTTCCCAGGGGGAGGTGGAATCAATCTGCACCCCAATTTCAACCTGGATTTGCAGCTCTTCATCAATGTGTTTTTGCAGAGAGGAAATAATACATCTAAAATCATTTCCAAGATGGATCCACAGACAGGGGCTGCACTATCAGCTAAATTCAATCAGTATGCCATGAGATCTGGAGCATCTGACCCTCGCAATCCTCTCAGGAACAACGATCTGACTTTAGCAAGGATTGCACAGACGTTTGCAGCCCATACTGCTGCAGTGATCATTCATACCAACCTGCCTAGCAAGTTAACCAGTAGGCTCTTTGGGAACACACCTGTGCCATGCTTAATGCTGCATAGCATCTTCTCAGCACTTGTGCCCACCACAGGGATGTTCACAGCCACACTGAGAAACTATGCAATTGTGTTGAACACGGAAATGTCCTTGCTACTTGCTGATGCCAGACGTAAGCGTCAGCTTGCCAGTGAGACCCTCAGAGCTCAATTTGAATCTTCTGAGAGATTTGTAGATGCTGCACTGAATGGGTCAAGTGTCCCAAACATGGTGAGGATGAAGATCTTGATCAAGGCAGGCATAATTGTACCTGCAGCTGGAGGGGTTGCTGCTAGCCTGTCAGCAGGTGTTATAGCAATGGGGACGAGATACACCAGAATCATGACTGTGGTTAATAGCACCATGGCTGATGCTTTGCAGAATTTAGGTGCATAGAGGTGAGCACAGGCACCTCTGATTTAGTCCAAATGCCTGAGCAGGGGTTTGGGAAAGGGAGGGGCACCAGTAGTGGTGAAGATCCAAAACCATCTGTAAGGAGATCTTTCCCACTTAAGAGGGTAGTGGGAGAGTTGGAGCTCAACAAGCCACCTCCACCCCCACCACCTATGCCTGAATGCTCCTCTAGTATGAGTGAAGTGGGACCATTTGGGTGCAAGTGTCAAACTGGCACATTGGACTTCTATCTAATGAAAGTGAGGTCCTTCTTTAAGGGTAAGGAAGGGTCTGATGCAATTAGGCAGAAGACTGATGAGCTAGCTGGGCTAGTGGAATCTGAACATGCTGGCAGACCATCTCCAGTTGAGAGTAGTGCTCCAATGCTACAGCCTAAGAGATTGCGATATGGAGGTAAACTCCAGGATGACATCATGATTGAACTGAGCAAGAGATTAGAGCAAATTAAGAAGGCAAAATCCACTAGTTCAGATGAGGAGGAGTAGGAATGGGACTGACATCTCTATAC